GTCTTCTTGCCTATTAGAAAAACTAATATCCATGTAAGTCTTTAGTTCAGAAACCGTCACCAAAGCCATCGGTTACCTCCGATTGTTAGCGACGACTGTTACGGCGTCTCTCAAGCCTGTTGGCGGCTGCTCTTGCTACCCGAGCCAAGGCTCCTCTGATTCCGCCACGGCGAGTTGCACCTTGAGTTGTCCGTGGTGTTACGGTGCGTGGATTGCCAGCGTTACGACCTGCACGACCTGCGCCTCGTGCCGTTCTTTCAGCGGCGCGACCACGACGAGCGGCGTTACGAGCACCAGCAACAGCGCCACGGCGTTGACGCCTTGCGGCATTCAATTCTGCCTGTTGACGACGATAATACCGTGCATTGCCCGGCACATTCCGACCACCTTGGCGTCGGCGACGACGAACGAAACGTGCACGACGGATGAGGTCACCCTCGGTATTTACATCTGTGCGGAATTCAACGTCTTCCGTCATTCTTGGTCGTGGCATGAGTATCTCCTAAAAAGGGCTACTCGGATTTTACCACATATTGCTAATGGTCAATATCTAGCGATCTTTGTTGGGCGGTCTCTCAATGGTCACAGTGTCCTCGGCGACTGGCTTTGCAACCTCAATCGGCACCCATGCGCGAGAATACTCATATTTCTGCCAGTTCTTCTTCTTCAGAAGACCATCTGACATAAGCAAATCAATTTCATCGTCATGCATTAAAAACAAGTTGGACAAATCATCTTCTTCATATTTACCCGATGAAACCAACCTTTTGACAGCACGGCTTAACGCATACGAATTCACAGCACCACGAGCACGGTTCAAGCGAATGTGCATCACTATTGCCTCAACTTCATCTACATTTTTATAAACGACAGGAATCAGGTTTCCATGCTTTTTGATGAACTTTTCGTCGTCAAGAGATATTAGGTATCTTTGATATCCGTCAATAATCATGTTGTCTGAAGACTTGACAACTATTGGCTGTACCCATCCAAAGTCAATCATTGACGATTTAAGAAGCATCTTTTCAGGTCGCAAAATACTAGTTACTCCCCATGATGGGATTTTGAGTTTTCTGTTATCTACAAGAGATATTTCCATTACCAGCCTTCGCTTTCATTCTGTATTTTAATTAGATGATCAACCAAGGAATCAAAAGGCTGTAAGACACTTTTGGGGGCGCTGTAAAACCATTCCATGATTTCCCTCTTGCGGTCAAATGTGTTCACTTTTCTCCATTTGTCATAAGTTTTAGGTGAAATACAAACAATTCCGCGTGTTTTCTGCGAAATCAAAACATAAGCAAGAGGTTTTTCAACTTTTGCGTCATATCCAGAAACAGTGTCAACAAATAGAGAGTCAAAAGGATATTCAAGTACATCGTCAGTGAATTCGCGTGTTGAGGATTTAACCTCAAGACATTTACCTGTCCAATCAAAAACAATATCTTTCTCAAACTTCGTCATTTCATCACGCTCATGATTATTTTTAGCGATCTTGACATCTGGAGCGACACACCTAACTCCACGACCATTCAAGATTTTGGCAACTTCTTTAGACCAGAATCCGCCAATATGAAACGATTCAACATAATTAAAAGCCATTTAGTAATCGTCCCCTGCTTCAATTGCCTTCAATCGCATAGTGTGCGCCCTCGTTTTAGGACCGACAGGAGTTGGTGTGGACTGATGGAACTCGTTAAGAAGCAATGTTCTAATCAGATACTCAAGTGGGAAACCATATGGGTCAACTGCCCGTTTCTTGCGGAAAGCGGAAGCAAACTTCAAGGCATCTAAACGCATACCCGGTGTGAGCATATGGTCTTCAATGCAATCGGAGACACCATCCCAACCATTGGACGCATAGTTTGAAATCAAAGATTCAATATCAAAGTCAGCCCAATATCTGCGTTGTGCATCAATCTGTGGGAAACAGCGAACAAGTTGATCGTAGAACTCAGGTTCCGTAGCAACAACATCTCCAATCCTGCGAATTGCAACAGAATGCAATGGGATACCAACACGACTATTGCTACCAGTTAATTCAGCCAAATCGTAATATTCGCAATATTCTGCTTTGTGCTCATCAATAATGAACTTCAGAACATCTTCTGTTGTCCAATCATAAATGACTTTTGCAAATTTTAATGGGATTGATTTTTGCAACAAGAACGGCGAAACAATATAGTTTTCATGCAATTTTTGTACGCATGAGCGATATCTAACCATTGACTCATTCGCCCTAACGCCCATGACAAAAGCAGTTCTACCTTTTTTGCCTTGCATCGTGTAATAGTCAACAAGATTCGGGCAAGGCTTTGATGGATCCAAACCAAAGTGCTCAGCCCTGATAGCCCATTCAGGCATTTCTCTAACCAAACGACCTTCTGCTTTTCGCTGAGGAGACCACAGCAGAACATACTCTCGTCTACCTAAAACCCAAATCTCTTGACCCGATGGAAGGCAATACCATTCCATATCAACCCAGTCATAGTTACGAACTTTTTCAACGAAACTAACAACTGATGGGCTCACCATCTCTTCGTCACGGAAAATAACTTTTACTTTTCCTAGGTTTCGTTCTTCATGTATTTCTTTTGCCAAATAAATTATCGCGGTACTGTCTTTGCCTCCAGAGAACTGATAGCAAACAGTGTCAAAAGTATCGTAAACATGGCGCAACCGCTCTCTAGCGGCATCAACACACGAAGTATCAAGAAACAATCGCTGACGAGTCAAAGGACGATCCGTTAATCTTCTAAATCGTCAAAGTTGTTTTCTAGGCTCAGGTTGTCAAACTCCCATTTGCCATCCAACGATGCGTGAAGCGCATAGTCAATCCGTGTTGGTTCCATCTCAAAATCCTCCATCAGAGACCACCACTTCTTGATTGCCCTGCGATAGAAATCATCAGACAAATTTTCATCAGAAGAAGAAGAGATCCTTGTGACTTCATCAAGTTTTGCGGTTACAAAGAATCTAAACCGATCAATTTTTGATCTCCGAATAGCAGAATTAGCAGAAGCCTCTGCAAGAAGAAGATCGCCCTCTGCACCCAATCCTTCATACTGGCTGAGGCGGATTTTCTCCTGACGATCAATCTCCACAATCTGCTCCTCAAGATTTGAAGAAAGATACTGCAAAGCACGCTTCCACCTTTCCAAGTTTTCAGGCAGTGCCAAGTACTTCCTTTGGGCTTCAGATGCTTTGTTTTTTACTTCTTCCGCGACAAGTCGCGAAAATGCTTCATCGTTCATTTGTTTTTACTCCATGCAGGACATATAGGTTTAAAGTGGCACCATCCGCACAACACCCCAACTTTTGTTTCAAAAACTTCGGTTTGGCATCGTTCGTCTATGGCATTTCTCGTTTCCACGAGCATTGACTTAATTCTATTTACATCTTCTTCTTTCGGTTCTTTGGTTAACCTAACTCCGTCTTTAATGTAGAGCAACTCCAATGTGCCGATCTCTTTATCTTCAAGTTCAGATAAAATAATCGCATAAATTAAAAGTTGATCAAATTTGTCGTCACGAAATCGCAACTGTGGAACTTTACCAGTTTTGTAATCGCCGATGTTTAACTTCCCGTCCTTGATAGCCCAACGGTCAATAAAGCCTTTGATTTGAACACCAAGAACAGAATGATTTAATTCTGTTTCAATACCATCAAACTCAATTGAGTCAGATGGTTCCATCTTTAGCAAGTTTTCTACACAGTAGCGAGCCCTAAGTCTGAACTCATCAATGTGAACCTTATTGCTTCGGTAAATATCTGTTACCGCTTGCGAGTAATCATCCCAAATAGAGCGGAACAGCGTCCTAGCACCCAAAACAGTTCGTTCAGATGCTTCAAGACGATAAAACTCTTCCAAAATGGAATGCACATAGTTGCCTAGCAATGTGTGTTCTGTTGCTGGTTCCTTCAACCCATCAATCCGAGAAAGTTTGTACTTTAACGGACACTGATGGAATGTGGCTATGGAACTTGGTGAAAGATATTCAGGGGCGTTGAGCACATCAGTCAATATCTCTGCGAGGTGGCATCTCAGGAGATTTGGTCTTTTTCGGTACTGGTGCTTCTACGATAACTGATCCTTCAAACTGATAAGAAATCAATTCCGTGATAAGTGCATCAAGTTCTTCTTCAGTGAACTCCGAAGGCTTTGGCACTGGACGACCACCACCATAGTTAGACCAAAAAGTCTTAATCTTTGCCTTGTTCTCTTCTTTTGACTCAAGCAATGACTTGAACTGATTGTACTTTGGCGAAACCACAGGTGGAGGAGGGGCTGAGATACTTGCATCAATAGCCTGCTCAATCTCCATAGCCTCTTCGCTACGAGCAAGATACAAGCCAATCCCCAATGTCTGAACAGCCTTTTTGAGCGCGTCAGAAACAGCACCCTTGACTTCATCACCAATATCAACAGGATCGCCCTGTTTTGACATTTTAATCTTCTGCCCACCAACGCCTTCGCGTGTGATTGTTTTGCCGTCAATTGTTGCCTGAACGGAAACATGCGCGACGATAGATGTTCCAAGTTGTTGCCATGACTTAACGGTGAACGACCAGTTTTCAACGCCAATGATTTTGTTCATTCGTGTAATAACTTCACTGATCGGGATGTAGATCAGGTTCGTTCCACCCTTATTCAACCTACGCACCATCTCTGGTGGGAAGGATTCTGCTAACTGTTGGTAGATCTCGCTCATGACTGTTCCTTTCGCACGATGATGCTTGTTTTTAGTTCTCCGACTTCGCAGTACTGATCTGCGTTGATACCAAGTTTGGACAATTCTTTTATACGCCAATACGATGGCTGTACATAATCAAGAAGTTTCATCGCAATCTCACTAGAAGACATCACGACTTCGCCCGTATCCATGTCAACAGACAGGTCATTTAGTCTGCGCAAAACTTCTGAAGCAAGATCTTCGTGCTTCCAACCCTTACGGTCAAAGGCTGATTTTTTCTCAATCTTCTGACCGTTTGATGCTGTTGCTTCATCTTTTTCAAGTTTGGTAGCAATCAAGTTTGAATACTGAGTGAAAATGCTTGCAATATCGCTCTTGACAGAGTGGAGCAAGACGAGTGTGTCAAACCAAAGTTGTTCATCGTCTTGGTCAAGGTTTTCTAAAGCCTTGTCGCCGATAGCCATTAAGGCTTTACGGATTTCAATAAATGGCGCTAGGTTTTCGTTGTCCCAATTGCTCATACGAGTGATGGAATCTTTGAGTTGAGAGATACAGAAATTCTTACCAAAGTATCAATGCTTGGTGAGAAGTGTCCGTTTTCAATTCGGTTAATCGTCTTGCGATCAACACCTGCGATTTCAGCCAAACCTTCTTGACTGAGTTCAAGTATTGTGCGAGAGTTTCTAACCCACTCAGAAATAACTGTCTTGCTTTGATTGGTGGCAGTTCGTAACTGCGTTTTTGTTGGCGGTTTTAGGGTCTTTTTCATATTTCTATTCCTTTCGGGCAATAGTGGTATAGGTTTATCTCACACGATGATAGTGGCTCTTTTCCTCTGTGGCAACCCCAATCCAGTTAAAAAAGTGAATGCCCCAACCGCAGAGTCAACTTGGTCGTCGTGAGTGCAAGCCTCGGGAAACGAAGAAATTTCGTCAAGCCAATCAGTTATCCATTTGCTACAGCCGCGGCGAATGGTCTTGCCCTCGTTTCTTTATCCCCCGACGACCTGATGCCTTGCAAGTCCCAGCCCGGAACGACATACCTTGCATATTGGTCAATTAGGGCTTTACCTGACGAACCGGGTTCCTGCTCCATTCTGATTGCCACCGCTTTGCCGTCCTCTTGGGCGGTTTGGGAGATGAAGGACTCCACCTTGTCTGATTTAGCCCTAATCTTGCGGACATCCATGACATAGGCGATTCCTTGGTCAAACAGCATGAGCGTACCTACCGTCCAGTCGGGGTCGGTATTCCCTGAATGGGGTTCGGTCGCCGCCAAGTCCCAATACCTTACGGCGCGAGCGCTACTAGTGATTTCGGGGACATCCGAACCGTCAATAATAGGGAAATCAGTTCTGTCAAACAATGTTCCAAGAGTTGTAGCCCACCAGTCGCCAAACTCAAGCCTTTTCCGCTCAACAGGGTCAAGGACGGAAAGCGCCTGACGATATGACTCAGCGTCAATTCCTGGG